GATCACATGGCTGATCGTATTGTAGCTGAACGTAACCAAGGTGGTGATATGGTACGCCATACACTACACACAGAGGATGAAACAGTTCCTATAAAGCTCGTCCACGCTTCTAGAGGGAAGATGGCACGGGCTGAACCTGTATCTGCACTATACGAACAAAGTAAAGTAAAGCATGTGCGGGGATTAAATGATTTAGAAGATCAGATGGTACAGTGGGAACCTTTAGGGTCGATAGGCTCACCAGACCGTCTTGATGCTTTAGTTTGGGCTTTAACCGACCTCTCACTTAACGGATACGCAAAACCACAACTAAAATTAGCGTACTCCAGTGCCAAGGGTTTAATGTAATAAGATGGCAAAGAAACTTTCAGAGACAGAAGCAACCCAGATACTAGGGATTGCTGGAGATAATACACAAAACGGTCAAATCCGTGCTGACGAGTTTCTGCCTGAACTGCGTGGCAAACGTGCTATCCGTAAGTATCGTGAGATGCGTGATAACGACAGTACTATTGGTGCTGTTATGTATGCGACAGAGCAAGTACTACGTGACGTAGACATTAAGGTTATGCCAGCCAATGATACACCTGCAGCTAAACGTGAAGCTGAATTTGTGGAAAGTATCTTTGATGACATGGATCATACCTTAGATGACCATATCTCTGAGGCTTTGTCGTCCCTGACATTTGGCTTTGCTTGGTTTGAGGTTGTATATAAAAGACGTAATGGCCCAAACAACCGTTCTGATAAGTCACGGTCTAAGTTTACTGATGGACGCATTGGTGTCCGTAAGATTGCATCACGTGCGCCTTGGACTATTTCTAAGTTTGACGTAGACCAGAAGACTGGTGATGTCTTAGGTGTACACCAAGAAGGTGCAGGGTTTAACAATACTAGCTTCATTCCTACTCGTAAGTCTTTATATTATCGCACTACAGCTATTAACAACGATCCTTCTGGTCGTTCTATACTACGTAATGCGTATACTTCTTACGAATATCTTAACAATCTACAGAGCATCGAAGCTATCGCAGTTGAACGTGAACTTGCAGGTATTCCTGTGGCTCGTATTCCTGCTGAGTACCTCAGTACTGATGCTACTTCCGCACAAGCTGGGTTTGTCGGAAACCTGCAGCAAATACTCAGAGATGTTAAGTTTAACGAGCAGGGATATATTATCCTGCCCTCAGACACCTACCCCGATAAAGACGGAAGTCCTACCAGCAATCGGCTCGTAGATGTTGAGCTTATGTCATCAAATGGTAAACGTAACATTGAGATTGACCCTATTGTAAAGCGGTATCAGCATGACATTGCTCGTTCCGTACTTTCAGAGTTTCTTATGCTTGGTGGTGGCAACACTGGTTCGTATGCACTATCCAAGTCTAAGACAGACCTGTTCCTCCGTGCCTTAGAAAGTTACATCCAAGCTATCGTCGATGTCTTAAATAAACAGCTTGTCGAGAGACTTTGGGAGTTGAACGGTCTGAACTATGATCTAATGCCAACAGTAGTTGCTGGTGATGTTGCTCCACACGACCTACGTGAGATCGCAGCGTTCCTACGCAACCTAAATGGTGCTAATATTGATGTGTCGTCCCACCCAGAGGTTATCCAAGACCTTATGGATATTGCTGAACTACGGTATGATCAAGAGGTAAAGGAAGAAGAAGATGGCAACCTTAGCTAATGCCGTATTTGATGACGGACTAAACACACTAACAACTAATGGTACACGTATTGACATCTGCTCTACAGAGCCTACGACTTATACCGAAGCTACATCCACCTATACACTAGGTAATGCAACATCTAGTGTTGGTTCACCTGCTGACCGTGTAGAAGGTGGTCGTGAAGTTACTGTCGCTTCAGTGTCAGGTGCTAGTGTAACTGGTACAGGAACAGCAGCTTTCTATGCAATCACTAATGGGAGTGATACTTTGTATGTAACTGGTGACTTGCAGACATCACAATCTGTAACATCAGGTAACACGTTTTCTTTGGGGTCATTTACTATCGGTATTCCTGATCCAGTGTAAGGTGTCATAATAATGTTTTAAGAGGTTGGTATGACAGCTTTACAACCAGTAAGTATTGTTACTGACCCTATATTAGTTAGTTCTTACGAAGACTACCCCCTAGTTGATAATAGTAATGTCTTTGATTGGTATGATTACTTTGAAGAAGAGTTAATCATAAACAACCCAAGATACCCGCAACACAGAACAGATACTATTGTTGATTGGTATACTTACTTTGAAGAACCCTTTGAAGACTTCATACCACCCGATACTTCACTAACACAAGCTCACATACTTACCTTTACAGGTGTTCAGTCTAGTGATGCAGATGTTAATAGTGCAAGTCTACTACAAGATTACACATTCACCTGTTATAGTATAACAACTGGTGAGATACTCTTTAGCACTACAGCACTAACACAACAACACAGTGTTTCTGCAACTGGTATAACTACCCAAGCTCCTGCTGTACAAGACAGTACATTAGGTCAAGACCACAGTCTTTCCACTACAGGGTTTGCAACAGGACAACCAGATGTACCTGTAGCTCCTGTAACAGAAAACGAAGGGTTCACTACTGCTAATGTAGTTACAGGTACACCAGAGGTTAATCCTGCAGCCCTTACTGAACAGGGTATCTTACAGCCTAATAGTATACTAACGCCATTCCCCGACATAGGCGAACCAGAAGACCCTAATAGGGTTGTACAACAAGAAACCAAGGAAATAGAGCAAATGTTCGGTGGATGGCCTAGAAGAGCATATGAAGTCCCTGATGGACGACTGGTTCAGGCTGAACGTGAGATTGAGGCTACCTATGGCGATAGAGTTTCTATTGACCGTAAAGCTAAATCTCTTGTTAAGTTTGGTCGTTCTGCAGAGCTAAGTACAACAGGTCTTGAGACTGTATGGACAGTAGGTGGAAATGAAGTTTACGTTAGTGATAATAGCATTTCTTTTATTTCCTCTTCTAGTGCATCTGACACACAACAGATTACTATAGAAGGTCACACAGTAGATGCTAACGGTGATTTTACTTTCGTAGTTCAAACTGTAACTCTTGAAGGTCAAAATACCGTAGCTCTAGATACAGACTTAGCCAGAGTTTCCAGAGCTTACAACAGTGATAGCACAGAACTTGTTGGTCGTGTGGTCGTATATGAGAATACTACAGTAGTTGGTGGTGTACCATCCGATGCAACAAAGATACACATTGATATTCCTTTAGGCTTTCAGCAATCATTTAAAGCTGCAACAACATTCAGCAACCAAGACTACTATCTTTGCACAGGTTTCTATGGTGCTGTTAGCGCAAAACAGTCTGGTGCAGTAGATTTTTATATAGAGGTCAGGGATAAAGGTAAAGTATTCTTACCCAAAGGCTCTTTTACAGCGTCCTCTACAGGTGGAGCAACAGATATTAGCCTAGACCCTGCCATTCTAATACCTAAGAACGCAGATATTCGTGTTAGATGTGAAACAGAAACAAACAACATTGTAACCTTTGGTATCTTCAAAGGTTATATTGCAAAGGTTCTTAACTAATGCCTAAAACAGCCCTCAAAAATAAGATGGAAGCCCACAACAAGAAATCTAAGCATAAGGTGACTATGCGTATGCTAGAGGCTGTCTATGATCGTGGTATTGGTGCATATCGTACAAACCCTGCTAGTGTTCGTCCTAACGTGAAGTCACCTGAACAGTGGGCTATGGCTCGTGTCAACAGCTTCCTGCGTATTGTAAGTGGCTCTAAGTCTGCTAACCATGATAAAGACCTGCTACCTTCGTCGCACCCATCGTCATCCAAGAAGAAGATGCTAAAGGCACAATATGCTAATGATGTCTTCACAACAGAGATGGAAGCACGTAGCCGTTCTATGGATATGGGTTGTGGTGGAGCTATCCACGTACATGAGGTCGAAGGACAGGCCGTTTATATGCCCTGTGGGAGCCATGAAGAGTATCTAGACTACTACCGTACCGAAGATGAGCAAGAAGACGCCTCAGTGGATCGCTTAGAGGCTCTCAGGGTCATTGTACAGGAAGTAATGAAAGAAGAATTTGCCAAGGCTGAATACCAAGGCGAAAAAGTAACTTTAAACAAGCCACGCAGATTGTCAGGTGGCAACAAAAAGTTTGAAGTCTTTGTACAAGATGGCGACAAAGTAAAACGAGTTACCTTTGGTGATCCTAACATGGAAATCCGTAGGGATGACCCTAAAGCAAGAGCTAACTTCCGTAGTCGTCATTCGTGTGATACCAAGAAAGACAAGACGACAGCAGGTTACTGGTCTTGTCGTATGTGGGAAGGAGGCACTAGCGTGTCTGAACTAACAAAATCAGTCGAGGGTCAAATCCTCAAAGCTGACGAAGAACAACGCATGGTCTATGGCTGGGCATCAGTAGTAACCGAAAAGGGTGAACCTGTAGTTGACCGCCAAGGTGATGTGATAGAACCTGAAACACTTGTTAAAGCTGTAAATGGCTTTATGGAACATGTGCGTGTAGGTAAAGAAATGCATAAAGGGGATCAGATTGGAGCAGTAATCCATTCTATGCCAGTCACTGAAGAGATTGGTGAGTCCCTTGGCATACAGAGTGACCGTGAAGGTTGGATCGTAGCGTTTAAAGTATATAACGATGACGTTTGGGCCAAGGTCAAATCTGGTGAATTAGCGGCCTTCTCTATTGGGGGTCGTGCAATCAAGGAGGACTATAGTGCCTAATTTATTGAAACAGCTTGAACTGGATGAATTGTCCCTTGTGGATCGTCCTGCCAATGCACAGGCAATGGTCTCCTTGTTCAAGCGTGATGATTCCAATGGAGATAACATGGAACAAGAAGTAGACAAAATGTCAGATGACCTAAAAGCAAAACTAAAGCCATACATGGATAAGGGTATGTCGGAAGAAGATGCTATGAAGGCTTATGAAATGGACATGAAGAAATCTGAAGCAGCAGAGATTGACGAGCTTGATATTGTCAAAGCTGAGAATGATGCTCTTAAAATTCAGAACGAAGACCTTCGTAAAGCTCTTATCGACAACGGCTTTGTAATCAAAGCTGACACAATCGAAAAGAAAGTTGAACCAGAATACATTGAGTATGAAGGTGAGCAAATCAACAAAGCTGATGTACCTGCTGTAATTCTAAAAGCCTTAGAAGAAGCAGAGTTTGCAAAAGCTGATGCTGAACTAACAAAACGTGCAACAGAAGCACTACCACACTTTGCAACAGACGTTGCTAAATCTCTAGTCGCAGAGTTTGGTGAAGTAGAATCTGTCATGGAATCACTGAAAGCTGCAGACGCAACTTTTGCTGAGACTATGGAAGAAGTTGGTAAATCAGACGCAGATGGCGAGTTTGCTACTGCTACTGATAAACTAGAGACCCTTGTTAAGTCTTACATGGACGACAACAAAATGAAGAAGAGTGACTACGCAAAAGCATACGCTGCCGTAGCTAAAACCGACGAAGGTAAAGCTCTTATTAACAAAAGCTATAAAGGGGAATAATTATGGCTGTAATGCAATCCCGTGACACACGGACATTCATTGCTGGCGAAGACCTATCGTCGGCGCAATTCAAATTCGTAACACTAGAATCAGATGGTCAAGTTGACCTAGCTGACGCTGCAGGTGAGAACTGCATCGGTGTTTTGATTAACGACCCAGCGGCTGCAGAAGCAGCGACTGTTGTTATGTCTGGTAAAGTAATGGTAACTGCTGGCGGTACAATCGCTGCAGGTGCTGCTGTTGCTACAGACGCATCAGGTGACGCTGTAACTGCCGCTGCCACTAATATTATTATGGGTTACGCAACTGAGGCAGGTGTTGATGGTCAAATCATCGCTATCGAACTCATCCAAGGCGGCAACGCTGCGGCGTAATCAGCAATAGGAAGGATATAGAAAAATGCCATTGCTAACACCAAATTCGGTACATATTGATCAGCCGTTGACAAACCTGACCATTGCTTATGTACAAGACCAAACAAACTTCATCGCTGACAAGGTTTTCCCTGTTATCGGTGTAGACAAACAGTCAGACAAATACTACATCTATGACCGTGACAACATGAACCGCACAGGTGATGTTAAGGCTCTTGCTCCACGCACAGAAGTCAACCGCATCGGTATGTCATTGTCAACAGATAGCTTCTATGCAGACGTATACGGTCTAGGTATGGACTTCGATCAGCAAACACTTGCTAACGAAGATGCTGCTCTAGACATTCGTGCTGCTGGCGCACAAACTCTGACAAACCGCCTATTGATCCACCGTGAAGAGCAGTTTGCAACAAACTTCTTCGCAGCTTCAATCTGGGGTTCAGAATCAACACCATCAAACTTGTGGTCAGACTACACAAATGGTACACCAATCGCAGACGTAACAACTGCTCGTCGTACTATGCAGCTTAAGTCTGGTGGCTTCAAGCCAAACACAATGGTTGTCGGTAAAGAGGTGCGTGACATCTTGATCAATCACCCAGACATCCTAGCACGTTTGAACGGTGGTGCAACTGTATCAAACACTGCATTGATCACCAACGCTAAGTTGGCTGAAATCTTTGAAGTAGAAAACTTCTACGTCATGGAAGCAGTGAAAAACACATCTGTAGAAGGTGTTGCAGAAAGCAATGCGTTCATCGGTGGTAAACATGCTCTATTGGTACACGGCCCAGCGGCAGGTGGACTAATGACACCAATGGCTGGTGCAACATTTGCATGGAACAACCTATCAGGTGTCAACAACTTGGGCGTAACTGTAGAGTCATTCTCTGACGATGCACTTAAGCGTCAACAAGTTGCAGAACACATCCAAGTTAAAATGTCATACGACATGAAAGTCACTGGCGCAGACTTGGGTTACTTCTTTGACACAGTTGTTGCGTAAGATAAAACTCTGGTGGGGGCGTAAGTCCCCATCAAACCCGACTATAAATAACGAGGAAGAAGAGATGGCCCGAAGACCAATGCCCTTCCAGTTTGACCGCCCTGTATTTGTTCGTATTCCCTTTGATGGGCATAAGAGACACTTTGAAGCAGGTGATGAGTTCAAGTGGAAAGAGTTAGGTGTAGACGAAATCCGTGTAGAGATACTCTATAACAAAGGTTGGTTGCACCACAACTCTGAGATGGAAGTAAAGACAAAAGTCGGTGATGGACTAGAAGAACTGGATGTTGCAGGACTACATGATGTTGTAGACGCAATCAATGCCAAAGTTAAAGCTAAGTCCCAATCACAAGCAGACTTTGATAAGAAAAAATGTAAGAAGTCCAAGATTGCTGATAAACAACGTGGGCTTATTCGTAGTTGGCGTAGAACTTACGGACACTTGGAGAACTAATCATGGCTTGGAGCTACGACGAAACTGATCTTGGAACTACGACTGCATCTGGTCGTTTAAATTCTGTACGTCTGCTTCTTGGAGACACAGATACAAATGATCAACAAGTGCAGAACGAAGAGATTACTTTCGGTCTAGCCCAAACTAATGATAACGTATACTTTGCTGCTGCATGGTGTGCAAGAGTTGTCGCTGCTAAGTATTCACGACAAGTAAATACAAGCCTAGACGGTGCATTAAGTGCAGACTACACAGACTTAGCCAAGCAGTATGCAAACCTAGCAGAGAACCTAGAGTATCAAGGCAAGAAAGCTGGTGCTGTAGTAGGTATCAAAGCAGGTGGCATCAGTAAGACTGCTATTGATGCAGTACGTGCTAATACGGATCGTGTTACACCTTCATTCCGTCGAGACCGTTTCCGTAACCCACCTAGCTACAGTGGTGATGAGTACGGCTCAGATTACGATTAAGGAGAATTACAATGGCTACTTTCAGAGCTTACGATCTCCTTAAGTTGGTTCAGGATCATGGACAAGA